CACGATGGGCACGCTGCTCCAGCTGGAGCGGTACTTCAACCTGCCAAGCGCCATCGAGGCGTTGCAGCAAACGAAAATCGAGCATGTGGCGTGGCTGGCGTGGGAATCACGCCGGCACGCCGGGCTCGTGGTGCCGACCTGGGAAAAGTTCCGAGACACGCTGGTGGACATCGAGTTCGACAGCGACAATGACACCCCTTTAGCCGAAGGGGAACCGCCTACGGCATAGCGTCGTTGGCACTCGCTACCGGTCAGCCGATCAGCGAGCTTGAGAACGCTTCCCCGGCCGTCGTTCGTGCGTTGCAGGCAATCCTGAAAGAGCGTCAGCAGGCGCAAGAGAAAGCAGCACGGAGGCGCTGACGATGGCACAACCCGCAGTCCGAGTCGAGGGCGGCAGGGAGCTGCGTCGAAAGTTCCGTGAAGTCGGCGACGACATGACCGACTTGAAAGACCTGCACAAAGAGCTCGCTGACGACGTCGCAGGCACGGCAAAGACCAAAACGCCGGTGCGTAGCGGCCGGCTGCGCAACTCGGTCCGAGGCAGCGGCACCAAAACCGCTGCTCGAGTTCGTGCAGGCAACAACCGAAAGAGCGGCCCGACCTCGGTGCCCTACGCCGGCCGTATCCACTTCGGCGACCCTGGCAGCCGTACCCGTGGCCGTATTAGGCCGCAGCCGTTCCTGTACCAAGCCCTTGATGACCGCCGCCAGCAGGTGGTCGACCGGTACAACGACCAGGTCCGGGCCATTATCCGGCGCACGTTCTAGGATCACGTCATGGCAGCAGGTTCGAGCGTCATCAATGTTGCAATCCTTGGAGATGCATCGAAGTTCAAGCGTGCCGTTGGTGACGCTGGCGACAAGCTCGGCAAGTTTGGCAGCAAAGTCGGCACCGTTTCGGCGAACGTCGTCAAAGGCTTTGGTGTCATGGGCGCTGCGGCCGGCGGCCTGGCCGTCGTTGTCGGCAAACAGCTGTTCGACGTCGGCGAGGAACTGACCGCCCTCGACCAGAAGATCGGCACCGTATTCTCCGGCGATTCGCTCGAAACGGTTACGGGCTGGGCTGACGAGGTCGCTGCCCGTATGGGCCTCACCTCGACCCAGGCGGCCGGCCTCGCTGCTAATGCCGGCGACCTGCTCAAGCCGATGGGGTTCACGGCCGACGAAGCCGCCAATATGTCGACCGAGATCATCGGCCTTGCCGGTGCGTTGTCGGAATGGTCCGGCGGCCAGCGTTCGGTCGAGGAAACGGCCGAGATTCTGTCAAAGGCGTTGCTCGGCGAGCGTGACTCGCTCAAGTCGCTCGGCATTTCGATCAATCAGGCCGAGGTCGACCAGCGTGCCCTGACGATCGCACAGGAGCAAGGCCGTGACGCCATCACCGCTCAGGACAAAGCGCTGGCGACGCAGGCGCTGATCCTTGAGAAGTCGACCGATGCGCAGGAGGCCTACGCTGCCGGCGGCAACAAACTCACCGCAGCCCAAAACCGGCTCAAGGCGGCGTTCGGCGAGCTTCAGGAGCGGCTCGCCCGCAAACTGCTGCCGCTGTTCGCCAAAGCCGCCGACATTGTCGTCGAGCTCATCGAAGTATTCGAGGACGACGGCCTGGGTGGCGTCATCTCGAACGTGTCGCAACGCATCAAAGACGCGTGGCCGATGATCCGCATGCAGCTCGGCGTGTGGGCACGAGGGTTCGTGGACTGGATCAGGCAGGTCGGGCCGCCGTTCCTGGCCGCCCTCGGCAACCTGCTGCTCAGGTTCGGCAGCTGGTTCATCGACGACGCCCTGCCCGTCATCATCGACAAGCTCGGCGAATGGGCACAAGCATTCATCGACTGGATCGGCCCGCTGATCCCGCCGTTCATCAACAAGCTCGGCGACCTCATCGCACGGTTCGCTGAATGGTTCATTGGTCCCGGCCTCGACATGATCGTGACGAAGCTCGGCGAATGGGCGCAGGCGTTCCTTGAGTGGGTCGGCCCGTTGATCCCGCCGCTGCTGCGCGAGCTCGGCAACCTCCTCGTGCGGATCGGCACCTGGATCACGATGGTCGGCCTGCCGCTGCTCGCTGGCAACATCGCAAGCTGGGGGCGTGCCCTTGTCGACTGGATCATTGACGTCGCTCCTGACGTGCTCATCGCCCTCGGCAACCTGCTGTGGGATCTCGGCAGCTTCATCCGCAGAACAGCCAGAGATCTCGGCGAGGACCTGATCGACAAACTTGTCGAAGGCATCGAGGCAGCGCCCGGCAAAATCTTGAACGCTATTCGGTCGCTTCTGCCCAGCGGCGGCATCCTCGGCAGCATCGGCAACGCCCTCGTTCAAGGACTTGCAGCCGGCGGCCCGGTCGTCGGCAACACGCCCTACATCGTCGGCGAAGCCGGGCCTGAACTGTTCGTGCCGACCGGCTCAGGCACCATCATTAACAACAACCGCCTCGGCGGTATGGCTGGCGGCGGCGACATCAACGTCACCGTCAACATGCCAGCCGGCAGCAACGGCGACGACGTCGTGCGAGCCCTCCAGGACTACGTCCGCCGGCGTGGAGCGATCCCGGTCCCGGTCGGAACGGCCCGTTACTAATGGCACAGAACACGACCTGGGCCGTCAACGTCGGCAAGTACAGCGGCGCGTCGCTGTCGCTAACCGACCACGCCTCCCGCACCCTCGGCCTCAGCATCGACCAGCAAGCCGACGCCGGCCAGCTCGGCACCGGCCAAGCCACCGTAACGCTCGACAACAGCGACGGCGCACTCACGCCCGGCGGCTCCGGAACCTACGCAAACGTCGACTGGCTCACCTCGGGCCTGTTCCTCGAAGCCACCGTCGACAGCACCAGCGTGTCGGTCTTCCACGGCGTCATCACTGACTTTGCGATGACCGACGACGGCAACGGCAACAGCGCTGTCACCCTGACCGCCCTCGATGCGTTCCAGGTCATTGGTTTCCAGGACCGGTTCACAATCGGCGTCGGCACAGATTCGACTGCGGCGTTGCTGTACTACATCATGTCGTCGCACTTCACAGCGAACAGCACGCAGGTACCGACCATCGGTCTTTCAACAATGCGAGTGTGGTGGGAAGAGCTCAACGCCACAGCCGACAGAGTCCCGCATTTCCTGGTGTCAGCGACTCACGCCCTCGGCGACGTCATCGGCAACAACATCATGCCAAATCAGCAAACCGTGGCTTTGCCGACGGTGCTCGACGATTCCAACACCTACTCTGCGTTCGACTCGTGGGTTGGGTTTACGGTCGACGGCCTGGCACGGGCCGACGTTTACACCACCGGCGACGTGTTCGTCTTCACGGAAAACGACCCGAGCCCGACCGGGCAGTTGCCATTCCGGGCGCTTGTGCGTGACTTTCACAACGACCTCATCACAAACTCGGCAAAAATCACGTCGCTTGACACCAGCACGACACAAACCTACGACGACGACGATTCACGCCAGCGCTACGGAACCCGAGCACGCAGCTACGAAATCACAGCGTTCAACGACGCTCAGGTGCTGACCACAGCGCAGCTGTGGGTCAACCGGTACTCATACGACGAAACATTCGACATGACGGCAGCAGCGCTTCAGGTGAGCGACAGCATGGTGCAATCCCGCAACGGCGACGTGGCGAAATGGCGTGCCCTGCTCGACGTCACCGTCGGCTGGTGGAACACAGGCAGCGTCACCTACACCCCGACCGGCGGCAGCTCCCGCACCGACCAGGTCATCATCGCCGGCCGCACCATCGACGCCACACCCGCCGACACCACCGTCACGCTCAAGCTACGTCCGCAAAAGAGCTACCTGCCATTCATCCTCGATGACACAGAGCGCGGCGTGCTCGACACGAACAAACTAGGATGACACCGTGACCAGTCCCTTTCCCTTCGTTGCCGGCGCAACCCTGACCGCCGCACAGCTTAACGACCTGGGCGACCTTCAGACGTTCACGCCGACCTGGAACAACGTCACCCTCGGCGCATCAGGCACCGCCGTCGGCAAATACGCCCAAATTCAAAACCTCGTGTTCTACAAAGCATCGTTTGACCTCAACGGCACCGGCTCAATCACAGGCCAAATCAACCTCAGCCTGCCTGTCGGCACCGGCGACACGTCAACCACTTACCACGTCGCGTCGCAGGCATGGGTTCGACCAACAGGCGGCACGATCTATCACGGCATGTGCTACCAGTCGTCTTCGGCTCTGTTCCTGTACCACTACAACGTCATTGGGTCGACAAACAAGGCTTCCTCAATCAACGCCACGGCACCGGCAACGTGGGACGCTAACGGCACGGCACACATTTCAGGGTGGTATCTGACGACATGACCGATCTGAGCTTGGGTCCGCTGGACCCAGAAGAACCGACCGACGCCTACTGGCTTGAGCTGATGCGGGCTGAACGTGACCGGCTGCTTGCCGGCAGCGACTGGACCCAAGCAGCCGACGACCCGACCGGCGACCAGGCCGCATGGGCCACCTACCGTCAACAGCTCAGAGACGCGCCCGCCAGCTGGACGCCCGGCCCGACCTGGACACCGCCACAGGCACCATGATGGACCGGCTGAAGGCTTCGCCGCTCGTGTTCGGCCAGGGAACCCTCGCCTGCGCAACCGCCCACAACCTCGACAACCTCGGCCGCATCGTCGACCTTGACGTGCTCACAGAAGCCTCAAAAACAGGCCTGGTGGCCGCTGTGCTATTCATCGTCGCGATCGTCGGCGGCACCGTCGCAGGCGTGCTGGAATCATGAGCGCAGAGGCATACGTCGTGATCGGCACGCTTGGCGCTGCCGGCATCAGCGGCGTCGCCTCAATCCTGGTCGCTCTGCTCCGCACCCGTGGCGAGCTCCGAGCCGATCACGCTGACGTTAAACGCTCCCTTGACCGCATCGAGGACCGTATCGACGGACATTTGGAATGGCACGCCGAGCACCCGCAGGACTAGCCGTGGTGTTGGTGCTGTTCGCCGGGATCGTCGTTTCGCTGGTGCTGCTGGCTGTCGTTGTGGCGGCTCAGGACGCCGAGCAGGTTCCGTTGTCGTATTACACCGCCGGCGGCCCACCCAATACGTTTGTCATCATTCAAGAACCCGCCACCGGCGACGACGCTGCCCTGGACCTGACCTCAATTGCTGCTGCTGCGTCTGCTTTGGCGACTGGTGCCGGTGTTATCGCTCGCAGGTTCAAGAAGGCCCGCAGCGTTACCGAGTAGGATGCAAGCATGTTTGACCGCCGTTTCGTCATCGATCTCGTCGAGCGTGCCATCTCGGCCGCTGCTGCGACGTTCGCAAGCCTTGTCGGCTCCGACTCGCTCCAGCTCCTTGAGCTGCCGCTTGCTGACGCTGTCAAAGCATCCGCCGGCGCTGCGCTGCTCGTAATCGTCAAAGGCCTCGCTGCCCGCCGCATCCCGGTCGGTGACGCCTCACCCTCGGCCGTGAATCTTGACGAGGTCGGGCCGTGAACCTGCCGACGACGTCGTCGAGGGTACGCACCGCCGAGCTCCACCCTCGTTTTCGGACACGGCTCGAAGCGTTCTTTGCGCATCCCGAGATCGCCGGCAAAGTGAAGATCGTGTCCGGCGTGCGCACCATCGCCGACCAACGACGCCTGTATGACCTGTACAAGCGAGGCCGAGGCAACCTGGCAGCCAACCCTGACCGTCAGATCGGAGGATTCCGTGGCTCATACCACATGCAGCAGAACGCACCCGGCTGCGACGGGTACGGCATGGCCGTCGACCTGCGCATCACCGGCCGAGGCTTGAGCTGGGCACGCCTGCACCAGATCATCGACACGTTCGGCATGAAACCCACCGTGCGGTCAGAAAATTGGCACATGCAGCCTGGCCGTATGCGCAACGGCCGTTTCGAGTGGTTCCGCTACACCGCTGGCAAAGAGAAACCGTTCAAGGCCGACACCCGCAACGAGCTCGAAGAAATCGCTGCGTACATCGCCGAGCTTCGCCAGTCTGTGCTGCGCCGCCGTGACCGAGGCATCTACGTCAAGAGCTTGCAACAGTTCCTGGTCGACAAGTCCTACCCGGCCGGCCGTGCCGACGGCATCTTTGGCCGCAAGACCGACCGAGCTGTGCGCATGTTCCAGACCGACGCCGACCTGGTCGTCGACGGCATTGTCGGCCCGAAAACCTGGGACGCTTTGCTCGGTTAGCGTCAAATCAACATCAGGAGAACAGTGTGTCGAAGGCAGACCAGTTTCGCGAAACGATGGTGCCGAGTCGGCGGCCCAACTTTCACGCTGTCGTCCGCGACCTCGAGTCCAACGATCCCGAGCTGCTCGCCGCGATTGTTGAAGCGCTCGACGACGACCACCCCAACATCGCAATGATCCAGCGCAGCCTCGAGGCCGTCGGTATCGACATGGGCTACTCGTCGGTCGTCAGGTGGCGTGATCATGTCCGCCGCTGAAGAGTTCACCCGGCTCACGGCGCACCGTAACGGCCCCGATCGGCCGCCACCCGGCTGGGAGCCAGGTCACATAGTCGATCATCAAAGTGGCGAGGCGACGTTCACCGGCCTTGCCACAACCGAAGCGATCGACCCTGACGAGGCGACCATCCTCGCCGAGATGCGGCTCGACCCTGGCGAGTGGGCGATCAAGCCCGGCAGCTTGCAAGTGCGCAAATGGCAGCAGAAAGCCGGCAGCGGCGAATGGTGCTGGTACTACCGCATCACCGCTGTGCGCCGTTCTAAAGCGTTCGGTGACCTCGACGACCTCATCAAGACGTTACGACGCCGCAAACGCTCACAGCGGCTCTCAGCGGCCCCAGGCGGCCAGATATGGGCCACGTCTGACTGGCAGGTCGGCAAAGCTGGCACAATCGAGCACGTTTTGGACAGCCTCGGCCAACTGCCGGCCCGCTTCGAGCAGTCATGGCGGCAAGCCGGCAAGCCTGGCGAAATCTTGGTTGCGTTCGGCGGCGACCTCGTCGAATCATGCTCACCGAACCATTACGGCGCGCAGCAGCTGTTCAGCGTCGAGATGACCGACCGAGAACAACGAGCCGTCGTGCGTGAAGCGGCGATGGCGATCATCGACAAAGCCAGCACCCTTGCCGAAACGGTGACCGTCGCTGCTGTGCCTGGCAATCACGGCGAGAACCGGCACGGCAAACGTGACTCGATCGTCGGCGATAACGTCGACGTCGCAGCGATCGACGACTGCCGCTGGGCCTGCATGGATCTCGAGCAGTACGCCGGCGTGTTGTGGGCCGTGCCCGGCGATGACCTGACGGTGTGCGTCGAGGTCGACGGGCTGCGTGTCGGACTGTTCCACGGCCACCAAGTCGGCGGGCAGGGTAGAGCTCAGGCATGGCACGACAAGCAGGCAGGCAATCACCGCCCGATCGGTGCCGCCGACCTGCTCATCTCAGGTCACTTTCACTCGTTCCGTTGCGAATGGCACGGGCCGCGTACCTTCATCCAATGCCCGACCGAGGATGCCGGCAGCCCGCAGTACGCCGAGACAGCCGGAGCTGGTGCCCGCCGGGCAGGTTCTGTCACTGTCGACGTCGTCGAGGGCAACGTCGGTGACGTGCGCATCGTCTGATCCTTGACGAGTTCTCCACAGTCTGATTGGATAACAGTCGCCCAACCGGGCACAGACTGGAGAAACATGCCAACCCGCATTGCTGACGCTATTACCGTCGCCGTGTTCATTCTGGCCGGCGTTCTGGCAGCACTCATGCTCGTCGACGTCGCCCTCGACCCGGC